CAGAGTGCAGCGAGCCTAACCCGCTCGTCACAGCGTTAACGTCGCTGATAGCTCTAACCCAGCTAAAGACTCTCACCCAGTCTGCTCTCTAATGGCTTCTGCTAACCCCAGCGAGCGCCTAACCAGCGCTCCCGAGCCATTTAGTGTCAAGCCTCGCTACGTCGGTTATTTCCTAACGTCCGAACAGCGCGCGCTCGCTAAGAAACTTTGGCCCCATGTCGAGTGCGTCGGAAAGCCCGGCGCCCAGCCCCATCTCCACGCCCTGTCAGCGATCGAACGCGGCATGTGCGAAGACCTGGTCCACGAGATGATCGAGTCGTCCTCTTCCTCCGTCCCGCGCGTCCTTGACGTCGGCGGCTCGGTGTCTCGCAACCGCAAACGACCCAACGTGTGGACTTGCGCTCCCGTGCTCAGCGCATATGACGCCACCAAGGACCACGACGTCGACCCCTACGACCTGGCGTGTTCTCACACCGCCGCACAGTGCGTCTGCCACCGCTTCGATTACTGCGTGTCCATCCATTCGCTGTATTACCTCACTGCTGAAGACATTGTCAGCCTCGCTCACAGGTGCCCCGGTGGGATGTACGCCGTCGTCCACCCCTACAACGAGCCCATGGGCTCGCACTGGAACGAAGCCGAGTGGTACATCGACTACTACGGCAACGTCGTCTGCTCCGTCAAGGGAACCAGCGGCTCGTGGATCCATCCGAACGTCAGCCCCATGCTCAACAAGGGAATCATCTCGTTTGCCGGCCGCTCTGTGGCCGCCAACCTTGTCCGCACCATCGGGATGTCTCAAATCTGGCGCATTGTTGCCTGCGACCCCAAACTGCCCGAGAATTTCTTCGCCAAGAACCTTAACCAGGCCCTGGCCGACAGCAGCTACGTCGGCATGGTCGACATGCGCGCGCCCGTCACTCGCAACAATTCGTTCTTCCACGCCAGCCTCGAGCCGTTCCACGAGACCCAAAGCTCCGTCTACCGCGTCCTGTCCTGGGCCTCCCGCATCGCGTTCCATCGCCGCGGCCACCGACCCATCGTGGTCCCAAAGACCATCGTGTCGCAGCTTGCCCTAGAGATCGTCAACGTCGGCCGATCAGCCGATGCCTATCGCTTGCTCACCCACAAGGCCAAGTCGGCTCTTAGCGGTGTGGCCATGCCTGTCGAAGACATGGTGGCGGTGCTGCCCGCACTCGTGGCAGCCGCCTTCACGCACACGCTGAGCCTCGAGCTCGACGAGTTGAGCTTCATGCTAACCTGGAACGCAGGCCCTCTCAAGCTTCATAGTTGGGCCTTCACGTTCAGCCCTGTGGCGTCGCTCGTATCCCAGCTCTACGTCCACCGCTGGAAGCTGATCGCTGTTGCTTTAGCCTTCGCGGCGAGTCGTCTGCGCGCACCACTTCGTGCGGCGGGCGGCTCGGGCAACGTCCTGACCGAAGGCGATCTCAGTTCGCTGCGCCACTTGCCCCGTCTGAGCTACCGGCTTATCGAGCAGTGGTTCGCGCCGCCAACCCAAGGTTACAACGAGTCAATCCTGACCTCCTGGCCCGTCCCCAGCGAGCTAGCTGCCCACTCCGGGTGGTCCCCACAACGCGTCCTGCGCACCATCGCCACTGTCACGTTCCCGGCTGCCCCTGACAATTCGGTTTGGACCCTGCTACTGGGTCCCATTGGCGAAGAACTCATCAAGCGCGTACACCCGCTACTCGCTTTCCTGCTAGTGTTCTCTGAGTTTGCGACACGTCAGTGGGCCCCAGGCTTCGTCGCCCACGCGGTCGTCGCCATGCACATTGTCGCCACCCTTCTGCCCTTGCCCGCCGGCATTGCCTTACATGTCGTCTGGAACTACTTCGCGTCCCGCCAGCGCTATGTCGCCTATCCGTACCCCCGGTGGGCTGACTGGGTTATGCGCGCCAACCAGCCCCTCGCGCGAGCCAGCCCCGACTACGCCCAGTGGTTGCTCCGCCAGTTCGACACGAGCGTTTCCGCATTTGGCGCTTCAATTACCGCCGCCTATGGCAAACACAAACGCCTCGCCGCCCTGGCCGTCACGGCCCTGGCCTTCCTCGCGTGGCGCAATCGCACGCAACTAATGTCGGCAATTCGGGACAGATTGGGCCGCCTGGCGAACCATTGGATGGTCCCCGGCCCTCTCGCCAGCTACCTGCGCCGCCTAGCCCACGTCAAACTGTACGGCCAGAACATGCCTCCCGACCCCACGACCATGGCGGAACACGTCGAGCGCGTCGAAATCCCGACCTGCGAAGTTCCAGACGTCAAGCGCCCCCTCGACCCCGACGTCAAGTACACCCCCGCTCGCATCGACCTGCCGGCCGTGGGCCGCATCGGCGCGACCATGATCGGCATTGCCCCTTCCGATTATTTCCCGATGGTGCCTGATTCCCGAAGCAGCGTCAACATACGCGCCGCCCTTGTCGGCCGCATCGGTTGCCCAATCGCGCCTGCCGACCCAGCTCAAACGAAGCGCCACATTGAGACCGCCTGCATGATCACCAAGCGCGTCGCAGACGTGCTCGGTCTCGACGAGGTCATTCCGCTACCGCGCGATGCCTGGCTGCGCCGCCATCTCGCTCCGGCACGCAAATTGTACCAGGACGCATTCCTTTCAAACGATTTGTACGGCCCGCCTTCCACGCTGAAGATTCAGAGCTTCGTGAAGGTCGAGAAGAGCGACTGGTCGTCACGCTCCGGCATGCTGGACAAGAAACCGCGCGCCATTCAGTGCATGCATCCGCGCAACGTCGTCGTCACTGGCCCCTGGCTCGTCGCGTTCTCCAAGTACCTGGCCCGCCTTTGGAACGCCGAACGCACCCTGTTCTATGCCTCAGGTGTGCACGCCGAGGACCTCTCCTGGTGGCTCCAGCACCACGTCTACCGCCTGACCGGCTCATCGGCGATCGTCGGCAACAACAAGTACTACATGCTCGACTGCGACTTCTCAATCTACGACCGATGTCAAGGCGAGGCTTGCCACGCGGGGAACCGTCTCGTCTACGCCGAAGCGGGCGCTCCCAATGACGTTCTCGCCCATCTAGACCTGGAGACCGCGCGCCACACTGTCCACGCCCGCGACGGCTCGAAAATCGAGGTCGAAGAGCAGCGCATCACCGGCTCGGCCCAAACCAGCATCGGGAACACCATGCCCAACGGACGCAACTTCATCCTGGCCTTTTGCGACACCTACGACGTCCCGCTCGAAGTAGCCTGCTGCTCCTCGGAACATGAATGGGAGCAACAGTGCCGCACGTACCCCCACTGCGTGTACAGTAAGGCTCAGATCAAAACCCACCCGATACCCGGCTCGGATCATTTGCGCATGGACCCCCAACACCTGCAGGACGCCGTTGAACTCAAGGCGTTCGACTGTGAACAAGATTGGCACCACGGCGAGCTGCACCACTCGTGCCATCCCGTCCTTTATGAGCAACTTGGCTGGCATCCTAACTGCTGGGTCGACTGGGACCGCCGCGACCCCCGCGAGTGGATGGAGCACCGCTGCGAGGTGGGACGCCATACCTGTCACCCTCGATTCGCGTCCGCCCTGCTCGGTGATGACAACGCCACCATCATGCAGCGGCGAACCCGACTCAAAGTACCCCTGCTCAAGGAAAATATGGAGCGCATCTCGTTCCAAGTCAAAATGGGCGTCCGCGAAACAGCCCTCGACGCCCCGTTCCTGCAGATGGTACCAGTTCCGT